TGCTGTTCCAGATGTTGAATCTATTGAAACTACGATATGATACCAAGCTGATGGGTCTCTAAATTTTCTGTTAGTTGTTAAAGTTCCTACAACTGAACTACCTGATAATGTTTCTACTTGTAAAACTTCAGGATTAAATCTAATTCTAAAATTAGTAGTACCACTTTCATAGTTATAAAAAAGAAACTGCTCACTAGAAGTGTCACTTTTTTTAACCCAAGCTGAAAATGTTGCCTTTGTTCTATCTCCAGTAGATGCTACTGTTCTTGTTAAATATGTATTAGCCATTAGTTAAATTGTCCCCCACCTGTAGCTCCAAATGAGCTTGTTAGTGTAAATACTCTATCTGCAGTTTGATTTTCTGCATCTGTTGCTCTTAATGTAAAAGTATAAGTTGTTGGTGTTGTACTTGCTCCACCAAAATCGGTTGTAGTAATAACACCTGTTGTTGAATTTAAAACACAATTAGCTTGACCTGCATCTGTAAGTACAGAAGTAGTTTCAGAATATGTTATTGCACTATCAGATGTAGCTGCAACTGTTGCAACTGTTCCTGAAAAATCACCAGCTACTGTTCCTAAAGAACCTGCTGCTGTAGTCCAAGTTGGAGCTGTAGATGCTGTAATAATAGCACTTGTACTTCTTCCTGCATTACCATCATTATTTTCTACTCTAACATAATAAGACCCAGTTGCTATATTAGCTGTAACTGATAAACTTGTAGAACTTGTAAATGATACAGCACCAGCTCTTGTAATAGCTCCTGTATCTGATTTAATAAATTCTACTATAGGTATAGATACAAAACCTGTACCTGTAATATTAAATGTAACATTAGTACTAGGGGCAATAGTTTGAGATACATTTGCAACTGTTGGTTTAGCTTCTACTGCATCAACCCAAGTTAATTGATTTGAGTTTGTTCCATTAGTAGCTAAAACTTGACCATTTACTCCAACGCTTGTAGGTAAAATTAAATTGTAACTTTGTCCTGCTGCATGAGCTGGAGATTGAATTGAAACTCCATGAGTATTTTGTGAGCAGTTTAAAATAATTTTTCCATCTGCTGAAGCACCATCACCTTTAACTTCTAAACCAGGTGTAAATTCTGTTTTGGCATTTGTAATAGCATCTGCATTTACTTTAACTGTAGTTACAGCATTAGTAGCTAGTTTGTCTGCTGAGACAATACCATTTGCTAAATCATTTGATGTTAAAGCTGTTGCTGCAGGTGTCTTACCAACATATGCCATATATATTATTCCTTAAAATTATGCTGAGATAGTATCTACAACACTTGTAATTACATCAACGGAAGTAGCTGCTGAAGCATAAGCCTTAACTGCATCTCCTGTTTGTAAAACAACTTTAGAACCACCATCAATTAATTCTAAAGAACCACCACTTGGTATTGGTGCATCTTTAATTATATGATAAGTTGTGGAACTATTTTCTACATATACAGTTACATTCACAGATGTACCTGAAGTATTAGAACATCTAATACCAATAATTGCATCATCAGAATCTGCTGCTGCTCTTAGTGTAGTAGGTGAACCTGAACTGTTTGATATGTTTTGTTGTAAATATCTTTCGAAGTCTTGTGCCATAGATTATCCTAATTATACCATTTTATTGTTTAACTGTCAACAACTATAAAGCTATTGCCATTGCTACAGCAAATCCATTTGATGCTTTTGCATCTATCTGAGTTTGTATAGCCGAAGTTACACCATTGATGTAACCAAATTCAGTATTATCTACTGAACCATCTCCTACTAAATTTGCATTTAATCTACTAGACGAATCTATAGTTGCTTGTTTAGTGTTGATTTGAGTTTGAATAGCTGAAGTTACGCCATCCAAATATCCAAATTCTGTATTATCTACTGAGCCATCATGTATTAAATTTGCATTTAATCTATTAGATGAATCAATAGTTGCTTGTTTTGAATCTATTTGAGTTTGTGCATTTGATGATAAAGAATTAATAAATTGAAATTCTGCACTTGTTACTGAACCATCTGCAATTTTTGTAGCATCAATAGCTGCTGCAGCTTTAATATTAGCATCTTCAATATTAGTAATTGAGTTACCAGTACCATCTGCATCAATAGTTTTATTTGTTAATGTGTCAGTTGAACTTGCTGTAATTAAGCCAGTTGTTAATGCACTTAAATTTACATTGTTACCATTACTAATTGTTAAAGTTGGTGTTGAAAAACTTAATGTTTGATTATCTGTTTCTGCAGTTAAATAACCTGCATCATTTGTCCATTGTGATATATTACCAGTTTTATTACTTAAAGCTTGTGAGCCAGTTAATGTTACAACTGAACTATCAATAGCTATATCATTTGCATTAGCTGTAATACCTGTACCACCTACAACATTTAATGTTACATCTCCTGATGTACCACCACCTGTTAAACCAGTACCAGCTACTACTGAAGTAATATCTCCAGTTGGTATAGTTGCTACTTGAGTATCAACGTATGCTTTAATAGATTGTTGTGAAGCAACTGCTGTAGCAGAATCAGATGACATATTATCTTCATCTTTAAAAGCTGTACCACTAATACCAGTATCTAAAACTGGGCTAGTTAAAGTTTTGTTTGTTAATGTTTGAGAACCTGTTAATGTTGCAACTGTAGAATCAATTGCAAATGTCATTGTTTGAGCAGAACCAGTTGTATCTATACCTGTTCCACCAGTTAATGTTAATGATTGTGAATCTAAATCAATTGCTTGATTACCACCTGTATCACCTGAAAAATCTAAATCACTAGCTGTTACTTGTGCATCAACATAAGTTTTAATTGCTTTAGCACTAGCTACTGTATCATCATTTCCTGATACTGCACTTAAATCTGTATCTACATCTGTAATAGAAGCTGCTGAACCAATTACTAAACCATCTAATGTAACTGTTCCATCAAAAAAAGAATCTTTAAATTGTAAAGATGATGTACCTAAATCAATATCATTAGTTGTAATTGGAACAATTGCACCATCTGTTAATTTAAATTGTTGTGTAGATGCTCCTGATACATCAACATGAAAACCTATTTCATCATTTGTTGTATCTATTAAAATTTTGTTTAATGGAGTTGTAAGACCAGCATCTCCAATTAATCCTATAACTGGACCTTCTGCTGATGTACCATCATGTTTGTGTCCTGATGCATTATTAAATGCAGCTAATAATTGATTGTATTCATTATTAAATAATGCTGCTGTAACTGTATCGCCATCATTAATAGAACTCTGTCTAGTATATCCTGCCATAATTTATCTTCTTCCTCCTGCTATAAATGAAACAAACATTCCATTTACTGAATATGGTGCATTTGTATCATCACTAAAAAATTTAAAGTTATTAGAAAACCCACTTCCTGTTACTAATACACTTTTACTTGGTAGTGTTGTTGCTCCAAAAGTGGCTGAAGCAAATACTGCTGAACCAAATAATGAAGCTGAACTTAAATTTCCAACTGCAAAGTTTCCAGGTTGAGGAACTTCACTACTTTCAAAATCATATCTGATTCTTAAATTTAAATCGTTTTGTGTTCCTTCAGGTTCAATATTAGTTTTTACTTTGTATAAACTTTTTCTTAAACCATTATCACCATAATCCATATCAGGTGTTTGAAATTCAGCTACTACATTAGAGCCATCAAAACTATTACCTGTGTCATGTTTATAAACAAATCCTGTTTCATCTGTATGATGTAAAACTTCTGTACCACTTGTATTTATATCAGAAGTACAAAACTTAACAGGTAAACCTTTAGTCTCACTCCATTCAAAAGCAGGAATACCATCAGAACTATATTTAAATGTACCGATAATTCCTTTTTGTCCTGAAGTCGCTTGACCTGATTGATAATAAAATAATCTATATTGACTTCGTTCTCTAATTACCATACTTGAAATAGTATAATTAGAAAAGTTATTAATTATATCATTTACTAATGGTAAAATTTTTCTACTAATAGAACTTAATTCTACGTCATCAATTCTAGCTGTACCAGCAATTGTTCTTAATCCATCAGGTGCTAAAAAAATTAAATCTCCACCTATCTCTTGAATTGAGTTGCCACTTATACAACCTATGTTTTTTGTTACTGATTTAATTATAGGAGTAGAATCAAGGTTTGTCAACTCATAAATACTATTTTTACAGAATATAATTAAACTATTTCTAAATACTTTAATACCTGTTACTATATCTCCTACATCTACAAATCCTGCAGATGAACCTTCAAAATCATAAGGTTTTAACCTAGTACTATAGTAAACTACACTTGGATTAGCTGCTTGTCCTGATACTACTATTCTTTCAGCATATCTTTCAATTAATGAACATCCTACTGGAGAAGACCTATGTATTTCTTCAAAATGATATTTATTATTATCATCAATAAAAAATTCACCTATTTTATTTTGTCCATCTACAAAATATAATGTTCCATATAAACCATGAGATTCAAAATTTGAAAATTGAACATTAGTTTGATTAGTTCTTGGAATTGTTGTAGCAGCAGCTAAAGCAGTTGAGGCAATACCACCTTTAAAAAAAGATAAACCATTTTGAGTATTACTAGTATTTGCATTAATATCTAATGTTAAAATAGTATCACTTGTAATAGATAATACTTTATAAAAATTATTATCAATTTTAATATCATCACCGACAATAAATTCAGAAGTAAATACAGTATTTGTTCCTGTTACTGTTGGCGAACCTGAAGTGATTGAAACTGTTCCTGTAGATACTATAAAAGTATCTTTGTTAATTTGAACATAAGAAGTACCTGTCGTACTAAAATATAAATTAGCACCTTGAGCTACTACAATTCCATTCGCATATCCTGAGATACCATGAATAATATCTGTATTAACTCCTGAAGGAATAACTGCACTATTTCCTCCTAATTTTTCAAAACCACTTATTCTTCTATAGCCACCTGTAGTAGATGATTCAAAATTTTGTAAAACTGTTGCTGCACCAGGAGTTTTAAATAAAGCATGAGAGCTTGAAACTAAATCCAAGCCTCCTTGTACTGTAATTGAAGCTCC